GACCAGAGTACTTCTGTACACCACCTTCCCACGATACTCCGATTGGAATCTTGGATTGCTCTTTGACATAACGAGACTTCTCAACTTTGATGACAAAGTCGTATCCAACTACTTCAGTACCTTGTTTGTCTTGACGACGACCGATAATCCAGATGTTGTCGGCAGAGTAATAGATACCAGTACCACCACCTACAACATCTTTCGGAAACAAACCAATCTCTTTATATGTGTGATTGATTGCAAGCATCGGAATGTTCTTCATCGCAAGGTATGGTGTTGACATACGGAACAGACCTTTCAGTGCCTTCGCACGTGACATGTCTGCGACACCCTTCTCGTTCAGTGCGTCCTCTAGTTCTTTCTTAGACGCAAGGTTACCGATCGAGTCGATGACAATAATGACATCATCTTCGCGGTCTAACTGTTCTAACTGGTTGATCATATCAAACTTGAGTTCTTCAACGTTTGCGATCGGTGTGTGTAACACACGACTCGTGTCAATACCGAACTGAGTGAAGTATGACTGAGGGGAACCAAACTCAGAGTCATAGAACAACATGACTGCGTCTGGTTTCGCGTTAAGATATGCACCCGCCATGAGTAAGGCGAATGATGTCTTGAAGTGTTTTGATGGTCCCGCAAGGACGGTAAGTCCCGGCGAGATACCACCGTCTACGGAACCGGATAACGCGACGTTCACCATTGGAACGTCGGTCGGTACCATATCTTTTTCGGTGAAGAACTTACTAGTGGAGAGTGTCGCCGTCTCCTTTATCTTCGAGTTCTTCTTCAGTTTGTCCATTATCGACATTCTTGTTGCCTCCAAAATCTACGAATGTAATATTGTTTACTTTTTCACGTTCATCGAGGTCATATTGTACACGATAAGCACTATTGATGTCAAGTACTTTTTGCAATAAATCGAAACTAGTTTCAGTTCCGTCCTCAAATTCATGTGCAGAGAAGTCTAAAAACGCTCTCGTATCTTTTGGAAGACATGCGCCACCAAACCCACGTTTACCATCAAATCCTGGCACACGGGTGTGACCCATACCTACACGTTCATCCTTGCCTGCGGCACGAACAATCGTATTATAGTTACAACCATAAAGGTTGACTAGATCATATAGTTGATTGAAGAATGTGATCTTCGTAGACAGGAATGAATTGATCGTGTACTTTACAAACGATGCTTCATATGCAGTCATACGGTGATAGTCGTTAGACTCACATGCACTGAAGATTTCATAAATGTCAATGAGTTCGTTTGCCGCTTGAGGCATACCACCCATGACATGAAACTTCGCACATACAAAGTCTGCCTTTGCATTCTTCTCTGTCAAGAATTCTGGGTTGTAGACGAAACGGTCTACTTGTTCTCTGTTCATTGCAGAGTATAAACGGTCAACCGACTCCGGAGTAATCGTAGACTTCACGACTACCAATGCATCGGTATAGACCAAACAGTTCGCAACTGCTGCCTCAACAATAGTAGAGTCTACCGAACCGTCATCATTAGATGGGGTCGGTGCGCAAATGAAGAAACACTGTGGGTGGTTCTCCTTTGGGAGATGTTGCAGATTTTCAACTGAAGTATCATACTTCGGATCATAGAAGTTGAAGTCTACGAGAGGATGCGTGAATGCATACTCGACCGCTTGACCCACAAATCCATGACCAACGATTCCAATACGGAATCGGGAGGGGTTGCCCTCAGGCATTATTCTAGACATTATTCAATCCCATTATATTCTTTATACCACTCATAGAACCTTTCGACACCTTCAGCGATACTAACTTTTGGTTCGTACCCTAGTGCTTGCAACTTGGAGGTATTGGACCAAGTCTCTAATGTGTCTGCTGGATGTTTTGGAGCAAGATTCTTGATCGCCTCTTTACCAGTATTTTTCTCAATCTCATTGATGAAGTCCATCAACGCAACCTGTTCACCACGTCCTATGTTGAAAATCTCACCAGACTCGATGTCGGTGTTATCTAAGACGACTTCAATGCCATCTAGGATATCATCCACATAGGTAAAGTCACGCTTCATATCACCATAATTATACACGGTAATTTCTTTTCCGTCAAGTATGTTCTTGGTAAAATCAAACAACGCCATGTCTGGACGACCCCAAGGACCATAGACTGTGAAGAAACGCAGACCGACAGTGTTCAGACCAGATGACTGCATCTGACATTCGTTTGCCCACTTGGTGTAACCATATGCGTTTAGTTGCTTACCTGTCTCTTTACCTTCGACCCACGGTACTGGTGATCCCGCGTATACGCACGAAGTAGATGCATAAACAATACGAGTATCTGGTAGATGTCTTTTGCAGATATCAATAAGGTTTTGTGTCGCGTCGATATTATTCTGGTGATAACTCTTCTCTTTACCAAGTGAGTCACGAACACCCGCCATTGCACCTAAGTGGATAATAACGTCTGGTCGGAAATCTCCCAGTAACGCTTCCAGCTTGATCTCATCACGCATGTCACAACCCCAGATATCAAGTCCGAAGTGAACCATCCTGTCACGCTTCAATCTAGGCGTGTACAAATGATCGTTGAAGTTGTCGATACCCTTTACTGACAAACCGCGTTTCTGTAATCTATCGCATAACTGACTTCCGATAAATCCGGCCGCGCCTGTTACTAATACTCTATTCATTTCAACTATTCCTGTATATAAATTCCAATGCTCTATCCGCCTCAACTGTCAATGGACGGTTCTCATACCAATTACCTGTTTCACGGTCAAACTCACGACATAGGTCTGCAATCTGTGTTGCGGTGATGGGATAACCTTTCGCATATGCATTACCGGCAACCGCAATCATTATCTTGTACATCTTAGAATACCAACCAGTTTCATTGATTGTTTGGTACTCAACACCTAACCGTTTAGGCCAAAACGGACAGTCGCGGTATGACGACCATCTGTAGTCGGTGTTATTTAGACTATTCTTACGATGTTGAATTACCGCACTCTGCATCTCTGGTGGCAATCTATCTAGAAAAGTATTACCCGTCTTCTCGTGGTATGGATGTTTTGCAATCAACTCAGATACGTTGAGTGAAGACCCACCGGAGTTTACCATAAAGAAAGAGTATGCGTTTGGATACTGCGCAGGCGCATAGTACATGCGAGCAAGGTCTTTTGTCTGAGGATCACCCAAGTCTCCCAGTTCGGTATTGAGAGAGTGCCAGAAAGACTTGATGCGGTTGTTCTCGACCTGTTCGTCGAGACGGAATATGATTCGAAATTTTAGATGCTCTTCTGTACTACTCGCTGTGTTGTAGACGACATAATCATACTGACCATACTTACGTTGCAACCAAGTTCTAAGAGACTCTACAGTATTACAATTGTCGATAATATCATCCACATCAACGCAACACCAAGGACTCCAATATAGAACAGACTTATTGCTACGCGTCGTGCCCACGTCGAAAACAGCAGGAGTAAGAAGAGGAGAACTATTAGGTCCACCTTTTTCTCCCGGCTTAGTATAAGAATCACGAAGACACACAACGAAGTCCATCCAGTTCATGAATGTGGTTCGTCGATGGGTCTTGTTATCAAACTGATTTTTGAATATGGTTAGTTCATACATGGGGGTAATTATACCACTATTCAAAGAAACTGTCAAGTATACACTCGTACTTAGATATTCTTTCTAGAGACTTTTCGTAATACTCAGAACTCATCTCACACCCAATAAATTTTCTTCCGGTCTCAAGACTGGCAATCGCAGTAGAACCACTACCACTGAAACAATCTAACACGGTGTCACCTTCTCTGGTGTATGCATATATCATGCGTTGCAAAACAAACTGAGGTTTCACTGTGGGGTGGAAGTTGGACTCTTTAGCCTCAGACGAATTAGTGGTGAGATTACCTTCCCATATAGTAGTGGGGATTGTCCCATTATCAAATGGTTTTCCGGTACGCACATTGATTTTCATCTTACGTTCCACTTCAACATGGGTACGGTCGAAAAAGAAAGTCTTACCTTTGGAATAACACCACGCAGTTTCAAACTTGTGTGCGAAGTTATTTCTAGGACGACCACCCCAGTTGTAGGACCAATGTATTGGAGATTGTGCGACAAGACCCTCTACTTTATTGAGGACCTCTAGTTTCAATCGAAAGAAAAGATCGGTCTTCTGAGTTCCCCAGATACACATCATGCCTTCTGGTTTGAGTACACGAGCACACTCAGTTATCCACTCACGACACCATTCCAGATACACGTCTTCGGTAGGAAACGTGTCCCATCCGTCACCACCATCATATCCAATATTGTAGGGTGGATCGCAATTGACATGATCCACACTATTGTCTGGCAGTTCTTTTAGAAATTCGATACAGTCTTTATTGACTAGTCGCAAAAAAACTCTCCTTCTTGTAGGAAACTTCGTATGAAGACAGATCACCTAAGTCGACGACGACAGTGTTTAGGTTTGTTGTCTGGCCTGGCTTACGCTTGGCGTTATTCTCACGCAATTGACGCATGACATTTGTAGTGTTTGGCTTGACTACTAACACACATTCTTCTTGATAGAATACACCGAAGTAGTGGTCAACATCTTCGTAAGCGACAAGTGCAGACTCTTTATAAGCACCGTTGTAAACACCACTCACCTTGAGAGGAACATAACGACGCTTACCGTTACTAGTCTGCAACAGGTTGCGGAGTTTCTTATCATCGATTGCATTAGACTTATATTCTGCATACTTGCCGTTGGTCGGATCAAAAGCATCGGAACCGTACTCATCCTTACCGGCACCAGCAGATATCTTCTTGTGGGCGACATGACCTAACTTATCAGCCATAACAGGTTCACGCCACTTAGTCTTATCAGTAACTTTAGAGTAACCGTCATTGATACCCTTCTTATAAAGGGCAGCGGCAAGTTCTTCGTAGGTGTATTCAGTAAGGTCTCTCATAATATATCTCTCTCATCAATTTATGTAAACATTATACTTGTTTCGAGAACATATGTCAAGTGTTTTTTTCGAATTATTCAAAAAAGTTTTCGATGTTGTTAGGAGACTCAATTTCTTTTGTCGGTTCGATACCGATAACTGCCAAAGGGAAATCAATAGAACATCTATCCAATCTCACAACCTCGGCATCGAAGTTAGCAACTCCGGTCGACATCTTATCGTACATATTCTTAGTTGGAATGACCTCTACCCCAAACTTGAGAGTACCGTCCAGAGTACACGGTCCTAGTTTTGTAAAGATATCATAAGTCACATATGGATACTTACCAAATTGGATTTCTACACCCACACCATCTTTGAAAAAGTCTATCTCATCCTTAGAATTTTTGAAAGGACAATATTCAACGAAACCGTTACGCTTGAACAATTTGGAATATTCAGAATTCAAAGATTGGGGGCTCAATTGCTTTCGACCCTTTCTGGTAGACTCTTTACTGATCTTAGACATGTAGTTTCCGATGAAATCAGTGTTCAGTATAGAAACAATTTCTTCGAGAGAATCGCACATCTCCATGTTGTACAGTCTCATCTTAGAAACAATCATCCGAAGAACGCATCCAGAGTAGATACACCTTGCTCTTCATAATTCCAAAGTAACAACTCTTTCCTCAAATGTTGTTCTTCAGTATATTTCTTGGTGGATACCATAGTGTAGGTCAAATCCCACTCCAACTGACTCCAACCAGTGTATGCCTGCTTGAGTGTGTCGTTAGAGTTGTAGGTGATCATCACCATCGCATCGGTGTTGTCGAGTTCATCGTGGAAACGCTTGTGACAGAATGTGTCATGCATGTCACCCTTGTTACCATAGATGAAAGACTTGATGTCATATGGTGGATCAGCAAAGACGAATGTGTTCTTGTCCGCACCATCCAACAGATACGAGTAGTCCTCGTTGGTGATCTCCCAGTTGCGCATCAACGCAGAGAACTTGGGCAACTTACCAATCAGTCGATGGTTGAATAGGTCACGCACCGCATCTTTTGAAAACGAACCAGTAGTCTCACCCAATCCACTGAACGAGCATCGGTTCATAACATAGAACCGCCATGCGATCTCGAAAGGGTCCTCTACGGTACTCAGACCCTCGCGCATGACATGGTAGTAGTCAAGGTGCGCCTGTAAAGAATCCTCTGCGTCGGACAGTTCATCCTTGACTGCATGTAGTTTGTCCGCAAGGTCATGACCACGGCTCTGGAGCGACTTCCAGAAACAATAAAGGTTGTAGTATTTGTCGTTGACCTTGACAGGAATGTGAGGAAACTTTTTAGTGAACGAGAACGCACACGACCCACCACCTAGGAACATCTCACGGTATTCGCGAATGTCAGCAATGGGCATATTCTCCGGAGAGAATAAAAAATCAACGGCACGAGATTTGCCGCCAGGATATCGAAGTGGTGTCTTTAAGTCTTTCATACGGGGTATTATACCAAAATATTGTCGGTCTGTCAACCGAAGAAGTCTTCAAGTGATGCCTGTGGTTCTGCGTCCCACCCCACTGCATCTAGAATCGGAATCAGAGGGTCTAGAAAAGTCTTGTCAAACATCATGTCATAGTCCACATACTTATGGAGTCCAAGTTCCTCTGGCAAGTTGAGAGGATATGACACAACATTCTGTCCCAGACGATTGGGCATCTTGAGATAAACGAACTTTATCTTCTCACCTTGTTTGACAGTCTCATACCGTTTACCAAGATTCTTCTCATCAATCGCATTGTTGTAACACAGGGCACCACGCACATGGATGGGAGTTCCCTTCTTGAAGATAGTTTTGCGGTCTTTCCATTTGGTGAGATTAGAAACACCACGAGGGAACGATACATCTTCGGGCGGTAAGGTCTTGAAATGGGACTTAAAGTCCGAAATGTACCGTTGTGTGTCTAATTCGGTACCTTCTACTATAACACGGAAGATTTCCTTGAACTTATCACGGACAACCTGTGGAGTCGAAGACTTGATTGCCTCGATACCCATCATCTTGAGTTTGGGTTCTGCGTACTGGACACCCTCATTATTGTGCACGTTGAGGATATATCGTTTCTTAGCCATCCAGATACCACGGTCTGCAATCACCTCACGTCCCATCTCCATGCGATTCTCATAGGCACCAGTTGCATCTGCCATAGTCGCGTACGCACGTGCGAGAGACTTCTCGAAGTGTTCTGAGCAAATCTTATCTAGGAACTTGACAGGGTTCTTCGGGGCAAACTTCTCGACCAAATCACCCATGCGAATATACACGGAGTCAGTATCGATTGCGACGACATAATCTTCATTTGTTTCGAGAACGTCTTGCATAGCAGTGTTGACTGAACGTTCTGCCCACTTGATTGCCAACTGACCCGCAAGAGTAATAGACTCGGCAACACGTTGGTCGAAGTACCGGAACCACCGATTACCCAGAGCACCATAAAGGGAGTTCATAAGAATCTTGATGGCCATCTGTTGGTTGTCAAGAGAGGATATCCGATATTCTAATTCCTTGGACGGATTAGTTTGCATCTCTTGTTGAGACTTCAACATCTCGTTCTTTATCACGCGACGTTCGGAGTAGTACTGTTTAATCACCGTGGGAATGACACCCTCACGGTCATGAGTGAATCGAATACCAGTAGGAGCAACAGAGTATCCTTGTTGACCGATATTGACCGAACCATCGAGGAACTTGTCGACAGAAACACCATTCTGGAATCCATCCAGAACAGTCTCGGGTGACATATTGTATTGCACAATGATGTTTGGATATAGAGAGTTCAAGTCAAAAGACGTGACCCAATCATGAGAACCGACCTGTGGTTCCTTCACATAACCGCCGGGGTATGGTGTCTTGGGTTTTTCGATCTTAGGGGGAACCGCAATCTTCTGGTTATTCAACAGTCGATAAATGATAGTGTCCCAGATGGCAGTAGTACCCAGAGTGTCGTTGTAGTTGACACCCGCCTTGTAAGCCATAGTGAATATGAGATCAAGCAAGTCGAGTTTGACATCTAGTTTATGGACTAACTCAACGTCCTTCACGTTATAGTCAATAAACTTCTGGTAGTCTTGCTCATAGAGTGTGTGCAGATTTCCGTGTTCCTCATATGAGAGTTTGCGTTCGCCCAGAACCACGTTCGCAATGTGGTCGAGTCGGTAAGACTCTTGTTGACCTAGAGTATTGTAGGTAAACTTCTTGAAGACTTCCAAGTAGTCAAGTTGCTCGATACCGTTGATGATATACTCTTGGTTCTGTTTACCATTGATGGTGATATTACGTTCTTTGATAAGACCCCACGGAGACATGCGTTTCGCTAGGGTGTCGTCACCAAACAACTTCACCATTCGGTTATAGAGATAAGGAATATCAAAGAATCGTGTGTTCCATCCGGTAATCACGTTGGGCGCATACTCTTCCATGCGTCGAACGAACTTCCGCACAAGGTCAACCTCATTGTCGCACTTGATGTACAGAACGTCCTCGCGTGTGGTTGTGTAGTCACCACACCCCCAGACCCAATATGTTCCGGTGTCCTCACGCATACAGATAGCAGTGATAGGATGTGCCGCATCTTCGGGGGCGGGGAAACCATCGGCAGAGAAGACCTCAATATCGATGTTGGCAGTCTTGATTAGACTGCGGTCATAGTGAATCTGGTTAGGCCACTCTTCCGCAATGAACTGTGCGACATAGTTGGTGTTGCCTGCGATTTCGAAGTTAGAGACGTTCTCATAACGTTTGTTGAAATCTTTGGCGTCTGACATGGACTCGAAGATGACGGGTTGCATCGGAATACCGTCTAGGGTAGTCCAACCTTCCTCGCTTTCTCCGGACATGAATAGTGTGGGTTTGAATGGAATACGAGATTTGGTTGCGAGACCGTTTTCGTCATATCCACGGTATAATAGTTTGTCACCATATCGGACAACAGATGTATAGAATTTTTTAGTCATGTCCACCATTATACATGAAGTAAGGGGGGTTGTCAATCAATAACGTGAAAAAATTTATGTCGAGTCCAAGGTATTTGAATTTGTTCTTCTTTATAACCATGATGGTCTTGTGTCACCAAAAGTTTCTTAGAAATTACCTGTGTGGTAGGTGTAGGTATGCCGTTCTTGCGACGGTCCCTATTATTGAAGTAAACTCCAATGTCACGACCAACGCCTATTGTATCACAGTCGAACCAAGGATGTAAAGCCGTATTTCTAATTCCATAGTAATCAATTTCTGGTCGGGAAAGCCAGTTTGTAGTATATGTTCTGAAAAGACGTTGTAATGTGCAATAAGGACCACAGTTGATTGGGAAGTTGTTTCCGCCAGTCATCATATGATGAGACCAGTGCGCAAAACTCCTGTCCATGCAGTACATACCCATGAACAGTCCTATATTCGCGTAGAGCGTGTTCTCTGCGTACTCAGTGAGAAGTTTGAATGCTTCGTACCTCTCTTCCACCAACCAAGTGTCATGTTCCATGATCCAGAACTTCTCATTCGACTCTCCCTGTTGACGCATGAGTTCCCAGTGAGAACACATCCCCGCCTTCTCTGTCGGAGAATGGTCTTCCTTTCCATTTCCTGAATTTAGGTCTAGAGTCATGAGACTTTTGGACCAAGTGTACTTGTCTACATGTTCTTGAAACGTATCAGACTGTGGAGTGATGGCATCGAAGGTTTCTATGGAGTCAATGTAACCATCATCGATAGCGCGTTGGAAAGACCAACGGGAGAGTGCAGCATACTCTTCAGACCGTTCGTCTCCTTTCATAACAATTTGTATTGCTTTCATTCTACAGGTAACCTGTCTTTTGATTGATGACCATCATGAGATTCTGGAACATACCCCCTATGAATATACTCCCAAGCGACACTGTAACGATATCTATCGCTTCTGTTTCTGTAACACCCGTGTACTAAGTTCGGATGAAAAAATACTGCAAACGTCCTGTCGTCTTCCACATCCACTATACTGGGGTCGTCTTCATCCACGGACATCCACTCAAACAAACGATGAGACTTGAGGTCGTGATTATAGTTCTCATGGTGAGATGCGGGAATAACCCTGAGACAACCGTTCTCTTTGTCTGCGCCATTGACAAATACATCACAACTTATCAACCGCTTCGGGTCTGCTTTGATGTAATGGTTGTCTTGGTGCCATCCCACAGAGAACCCAGACTCGGGCACCATAGGGAAAAACTTAGAGATGTAGGTATCTATATCATGTTGTCCCAATAGATTTTGGGCGATTGACTTGAGAGTGGTGTTAGAACCAAGACCCCTAAAGACAGAACTTCTGTCCATAGCCGAGTCCATCTTGCAGGGATTACCTTTTGCGTTTATCACCCAACCGTTGCGGTTGTCGAAAAGTCTGACAGCGTATTTGCGATACTTGTCACACTCTTCGTTGAGGCGTGAGTGTTCTTCTGTGGATAGAAAATCATTGACGACGACGTAACCTAATTCGTCAAATTTTGTTATGTCATAATTCATAGATATAAAAAAAGGGGGATTGACTCCCCCTTATTTAGTACATTATTAGTTTACATAATTGATGATAAGCAAACCAGTACAGTAGTAATACATACTAGGTTTATGCCAAAGAGACCAAATGTTTCTAGGTCTCCTTCACGTCTAGCCATGTAATCCTTGATCTGTTGCATCTAAACTCTCCTCGTTTAAAAGTTGCGGTCCAATAGTGGACCCATTAATTGCGACTTTACGAGGCTTCTGACTTTCAGGGATTATTACTTCCAATGAGATGGCTAGTAATCCGTTCCTGAAATCAGCTCCCATTACTTCAACATACTCCGACAAACGGAATTGTCTTTCAAACTTTTTCGTTGATATACCCTTGTGGATATAATCTCTATCAGAATCTTTTATCTGCCCTCTGATGGTCAGTGTTCGGTTCTTTACTTCGATTTCGAGTTCGTCGTCCGTGAATCCGGCGACGGCTAACTCGATTAGGTATTGATCCTCTCCCGTCTTTAGAATATTGTGCGGGGGGAACGTATCACCAGAGTGCCTTGCGACCCTGTCTAGTTCGTCAATCATTGTGTCAAATCCGACGAACGCTGAACGTGGAAACAATTGTTTTGCTGTCAATGTCATGTTGTGACTCCTAAGTTATTAGCAAGTTTATTATGGATACCCGACCATTCGGCATATCCGGTACTATATATACAAATTATGAGAATAAAAGTAACGAAATGTTACTATTCTGGACTATCTTCGTCATCAATTTCAATGATGGGTAAAGAGTCGTCAACCAACACGACCTTCTCATTTTCAATCATGTTGATTATCTCTAACGTGACATTTATGTCCATCTGGATATAGGACAACTTGGTTTCAGCCATAGCTAAATGTCGACGATAAAATTCTAATTCTTGTTCCTTTTCTACTTTTCTTGCACTTATATTGGCAAGAGAAATTATATTGTTCTTTTTGCCAGACATACTTCGTCCTTAATAGTACATTGATGGGTCTGGGTCTCCTTCCACACCAAACGAAAAGGAGACACGTGATTCTCTTGGAACTACTTGATGATGTGTACCTCTAGGCAAATAAACATACATGCCAGGCGAAAAATCAAACGGTTCATTATTGTTTATGCCTTCTACCTTTAGACCGACAGTACTAATGACCTGAAGTAAGAACACATCCATAGAATCTTTGTGCCATGGATATGAACCACTCGCACGACCAAAACCACTGAATGCGATATTAGTGATTTTTGGTGCATGGAGTGTAAATACATCTTGCATCTCTGAATAGATATTCTTCGCAAACTCCGGTGCACTACCGCGAGTATGGAAGTTGTTTAGACCAATACGCATCTTATCTGAGTTTCTGTCGTACAGGTCATCTGGATGCGAGTCCATCATCTGCATGAACTCGTTCCAGTTGTAAGTCTCTTTCATGTCAAACGGCAGTTCGCCCACGAATGGAGTCTTGGTGCGAAGGTTCTCTTCGCGGTCTTCAAAAATACCATAATAATTATCTGACATTAGCTATTTCCAATATTATACTTTGGTTGTAGTGTCCAATTAGACTTGTCCTTATATGAGATAATCTTGATCTGTCTCATAGGAGCGCAGTCTCGTGCAACCTCTTTATTGACTATTGCGACTAGGCCCCAATCTTGCAATAGTGTCGCGATTGTATTTCGTCTTTCGATATCAGACACTTCTAGATTTGATTTTTTGCCGTCCAGTAAAAACAACTCCTTGAAATGGACGATGAAGTACCTACCCTGCTTATGCAAGATATGGCACGATTGATATAAGGTGTTGTCTCTACGCGAAGCAACCCCTATACGCGTTAATGTTTCTCTGACTTTCAGGAAGTCATCTGGTTCTGATAGACTGATTTCCAACATCATATCAGAATTCCACTGAACGAGATTATTCTCTTCCACCTTTGGTAACCTTTTGTTTGATAGTTTTTATTTGTGATTCCGTTAAGAGCCCTATGACTTGCTTTGCCTTCTGTTCACTGTAACCAAAATATTCCTTGATACATTCCATGTCAGCCCTTTCATCAGGTTTATCCCATTTAGAGAATCGTTTCTTTTTCCTTACAATATTTATAAGAAAGTCGTACTGCATCTTACCATCTAAGTGATGTAATCTATTCATTTCGTTGGACAAAAAAACCGTGTCCGGAAAGTATGACAGAGATCTATTAACTAGGAAACCATTGTATTTTTTTACGCACTCCGGATCTTTATCTACCAAGTTAATTTTAGAGGTGTTGATACTATTTAGGAAGTCAAATGGACTCACGCTTTAATCTCCACGTTCGCCATAACTTCGGTCATACATGCGACTAGATTCAGTTCGTGGTCAGCAACAAACGCATTCTTGTACTGGTAATCCGCGAGGATAAGAACCAACTGGGGAATACTGTTTGGTGCGACGTGGTCATACATTTTATCATAAATGCTACGGAAGATTGACGCCGGATCAACGTCTATATTATTGACTACCCACGTCCTCATCTTCTTGAAGTTCTTGTCACGAATCGCACTGAATAGCTGGGTGTAAGTATCTGAGATATCCGCACTCACGCTATTAGGGACATTGAGCGTTCCAGAGATTGATCCTCTCTGACACTCATTCAGTACGCGTCTCCAATCTGGTGCATGTTTCATGATGACGTTTGCCACCACGTTGTTATCGTACTCCACACCCTCCTCTTGCAAGA